GATAGCTCTATCAACGAGAAGACCGTTGAGGTTCCCGATAGAACTCCTGTTGTCAAGTCGCCTATGTACTCGCGGTGGCGAATAATTGTGCCGTCCCCTTTGCCGTAATTGGCAAATGAGGGCGGTTCATTACCCGTCATCCCCGCGAACACATTGCTCTTGACAGTGTAGTCCCCGAAGCCCAAAAGTTTTTGGACTCCGCCCCCGACCAATGCTCCAGCTCGTTCGCCGAAGGTTGACCCGGGTGGCATGACGACATAATCACCACGCCCCACAACGCGACCGCGAACGGTTACTTGTGGTTTCCTCTTGGGTTGAGGTTGTTTTGCTCGTTTCCGAGCGGGCTTTTGCGCTTGCGCTTTCTTGGTTTGCTTCCCCTTCTTCTGTCCATTCATCTTTATTCCACCAACCTCCGAAAAGGTGAAATGGGTAAGTTGAGGATTCGAAACCATGATAAAAGCACATGGCGTCCGCGAAACTGGGTGGACCAATTTCACAGAAGGATCTCACAACAGGGTCGTGGTGGCGTTTGTACTTACGTGCGTAAGCCCAAAGCTTAACACGAATAGTGTCATACAAACCTTCACCATTACCTGCCGAGAGCATTAGTAGCGAGTAGGCCTTGGATAGACTAGCCACGACGTTTAAACCCTTCTCAAGACTGTAACACAAAGATGTGATCAGCCTCTCCGGATTGTACCTCGGGACGAATCTTTCCAGACCATCAGGGCTCAACGCAAAGTCGAACCCCAAGAAATTCATCTGCGTGACTTCTGTACCCACCCATAGAGGATCTAAGGTTAGACCGTACCATGAGAAGACCGTGAGCAAACACGCACGCAGGTGTGTTATGGACTCCTCCAAGGTCATTCCTGGGACGCGTTGGACTGATCCAACGTTGTCGTCTCCAAACAAATGACACACTGCAGAGTTCACAAGTTTAATGTCCCCGTTGAAGTACAAGCACAGAACCTGAGCAAGAACGAGTTCGTGCCCAAGTATATTGTCCGTGGTTGTATTCGGAG